GGACGAATGCCAAACAAACATCTTGAGCACCTAGAGGATTCCATCTTTGATGGTCGTCGCGTTGCTCTTGCTGCTGTCAAGCAAGCACTGACTGTTAAGAAGGTCAGCGTCAAGTGGGATGGTGCTCCCGCTATCGTGTTCGGAACTAACCCTGACAATGGTCAGTTCTTTGTGGGCACCAAGTCTGTATTCAACAAAAAGAAAGTTCTAATCAACTACACCTATGAGGACATTGAGACGAATCATAAAGGCAACGTTGCAGATATCCTTCGTTTATGTCTGCGCTATCTTCCTCGTATCAATCGTATTATCCAAGCTGATTGGATCGGCGTCGGTGGTGGGTCTGTTTATTGTCCTAATACTGTGGAGTATAAATTTTCCACTCCGATTACTCAACAAATTATTCTAGCACCTCACACTTCTTACACTGAGGTATCACCTACAGCAGAGGCAAGCATTGGTGTTACTCTACAGTCTACTAACAGTGTTCGGTTCATTGATACTAATGATGCAATTGTTGGTAAGTGGTCTGCAGTGAAACTTGTTGCTGAGATTGTTGCTCTGATTCCGTTCTGTAAGGTTGATAATAGTGCAGATCTCAAGAAGCATGTCAATACATTTATTCGTATGGGTGAGATACCTAGTCCCGAATTATTGTTCAATGTCTTCAATGCTAAATATAAGGGTGAGGTTAATGTGACTACCTTTAAGGTGTGGCATAAAATCTTCCAACTGAAACAGCGTCTATTAGATGCGGTTGTTCCTAATGAAAATGTTGAATGTTTCATTGACGGTATGCCTTCTTCACACGAAGGATTTGTTATCCCTTCTAGCAACCCATACAAACTTGTAGACAGACTGACTTTTAGTAAAGCAAACTTTAATCTTAGTAAGAATTGGTAGAATGAAAAGTTTTAGTGCTTTCCTAACTGAAGCCGAAAAATCATTTGCAGCAAAGTCTGCAGAAAAATTAAAACTTAAACATGTAGGTTACGGTAGGTATGCAGACCCGAGAGGGAATGTAACCCACATGTCTAAGGATGGAAAATTAGTACGAGTAGACCCTAAGGACGTAGAAACCCCCACTCAAGCCAATGGAGAAGAAGAAACTGGAGATGGCTCGGGTACGGTCGATCAAGGCACAATATCTATTACATTTGGAAGATTTAATCCACCAACTATCGGTCATGAAAAACTTCTAGACAAAGTATCTAGAGAGGCAAAGGCAAGTGGAGGAGAGTATCGAATATACCCCTCAAGGTCGGAGGATCCTAAGAAGAATCCCCTTGACGCAGGGACTAAAATTAAATATATGCGGCAAGCATATCCAGATCACGCGAACGCGATTGTTGATAGTGCCGACATGCGTACTATCTTTGATGTTCTTTCCTCCCTCGATGCTGACGGGTATAGTTCAGTTAATATTGTTGTGGGAGGTGACAGGGTTAGCGAGTTCAATAGCCTTGCACAGAAATATAATGGAGAAGCGTATACATTTGAAGAAATAAATGTAGTATCTGCAGGTGATAGAGACCCAGATTCTGAGGGTGTAGAGGGAATGTCTGCATCTAAGATGCGTAAAGCAGCAGCAGAAGATGATTATGATAACTTTAGTAAAGGTGTTCCAAAAGGTCTTGGCAAAGAAGGTTCTGAGAAGTTATACTTGACACTACGTCAAGCAATGCAAGTAGAAGAGTTTAATGATTTTGCTGAAGCATCTTATGAACTTCATGAGATTGCTCCTAGACTAGATCCTAAAGGACTTCGCGAAGCATATTTTGGCAATGTTTTATTTGAAGTAGGAAACTTTGTAGAAAATGTCAACACTGGGGTCATTGGTAAGGTTGTTAGTCGTGGTAGCAATTATGTCATCTATGTTAATGAGCATGATAATATTTTCAGGTCCTGGTTAAGGGACTTGGTTGAGCGTAATGATATTAAGTTTTTCAATTTTACACCTGCTGGAGAAATGGGTACAGATGAACTTACTAACTATATGAAAAAACTTACCCCAGGTGAATTCATTAAGAAGATAAATAAAAAGGACAAGGACGCAAAGTAACATGTATTCAAACGACCTTCCTGATATGTCTGAGGCACTCAGACAAGTATACGAAAAGAAAAATAATGACGGCAATCTTGCTAATAATGCTGTCCCTTACGATAAAGTAACCAAGGCAGACATCATTACTGGTGCTAAGGGAAAGGACGAACAGGGCGGAAAGAAAAAACCTAAGGGTCATGACTGCGCCAAACTTGTCAAGTATGAAGGCAAAGAATATGATGTTATTCCTGAAGCACATACCTTGCTTGAAGATGGTACAGTAACTCATTATGATATTGAAGATGCTGAGTATATCTACGAGAACGTCCCTGTCGAAGATCTTGAGATTCTGATTTCTGAGAAGCACGAGCACTTCGCCAACTATGATAAGAACGCTGAGGTTCTTGGTGAAGGCATTGATGCCAAGGGTGCTGCTCGCATGGACGCTGCTAAGGGTAAGAAGAAAGAGACTCAAGACGAAATTGATAAGCGTCTTATGATGGGTAAGTATTCCCCTTCGGTTCGTTATGCTAAGAAAGAAGCATTTGCATTCTCAGAAGAAGACTTTGCCGAGTTAGAAACTCTTGGAGAAGAGATTGATTCACTGACCGATGAGCAACTCATTGATGTCATGGAAGATATCATCCTTGAGATGGCACAAGATGACCAAGATTTGATTGAAATCTGTGAGCACCTTGAGGGTGTTGAGATGCTCTCTGAGGAAGAGCGTGACGCTGGTGCAATGGCAAGAGCAAAACTCAACAAGCCTGCTGGACCTTCCCGTATGGATCGTCTGAAGGGTGCTGCTAAGAAAGCAGGTGCTAAAGTTGGTGCTGCTGCTAAGGCAGCAGGGTCTGCTGCTAAGAAGGGTATCAAGGCAGCAGGAAAGTCTGCTGTTGATAATGCTGGCAAGGCAGTAGGAACATTCCAAGGTTCTAGAGAAGCAGCACGCATCAAAGCAAAGCGTGCATCGATGCAAAAAACTCCTGCTAAGTCCAAGTCATCTGACGATGATGGTACTGGTGGTAAGTTGGATGGTGTTTTAGATAGCATCAGAAAGTCTAAAGGTACAAGTTCTAGCAGCAGTTCCGACAGCGGTTCTTCTTCTAGTGGTGGCGGGGAAAGCAGTAGTTCTTCTAGTAGTGCTCCTGCTAAGAAGAAAGGTCCTGGTTTGCTTAGAAGAGCAGCGGGTGCGGTTGGTAGAGGTCTGAAGAAAGCAGTTGGTAAGACTGCTCGTGCAGTATCAAGTGGTAGTGGTAAACTTGCCAAGCGTCTTGGTGAAGACTACGATCGCATTGCACACTTGTATGAGTCTGGTTTGTTCTCTCTCGAAGAGATTGAGAGTGTAATCGAAGAAGGTTACAAGGAACTGCCCAAGAACAAAATGTTCCGTAAGGCAGGTAACTTAGGTCGTGATGTTGTCAGTCCTTCTGTGACTGATGACCAGCGTCAAAAAGCATACGGTCGTTCTAAGAAAATCATCAAGGTTATGAACAAGGAAACTCAAAAGCAAGAAAGAGGTGAGAAGTAATGTTAAGTTTTAAAGCACTCTCTGAAAGAAAAACTAAAGTAAAAATCAATCCTAAGCAAGCAGAGATTACTGAAAAGGAATGTGAATGCGGCGAGGAAGAGAAGAAAGAAAAGAAAAAGTGTCCTAAGTGTAAAGGTAAAGGATGTAAGCATTGTGGTGGCAGTGGCTACCATGATGAAGATGGCGAAGGTGCCGACATGAGCGAAGCGAAAAAAGACAGCACATATCTAGAACCAGATATGAAGAAGCGTCAAAAGAATAATGAGAAAGCTCGTAAAGAGATGGACAAAGTTCCATCCCAAAAAAATCCTCACTTTGAATCTACAGGAGATCAAGCGTATGGCAGTCAAGAAGAAGTTTCAGAAGAAAGCACAGAAGAAGTCGCAGAAACTGAAACCAAACTCTTGACATTCGGCCAATTTGACGAACTCTACAAGGGTAAGCACGGACAGAGTGAGAAAGAGTATCAGGACGGTCGCTCACAGGGTGGCAAGATGGTCTCTGGTGATTCTAAAGGGAGTGGTGCAAAGTACTCTCATGGTAGAAGAGTTGATGATGGTGGTGCTGGTCCACAACCTGCAGGTGGTTCTAAGAAACCAAAGGCACAAGGTAAGATGGACAGAGGTGGTCGTGCCGAACTACAACTGCGTAAGGCAAACCTCAAAGC